ATTCCTTCTTAGGTGGTTTGATTACAACTTGTGTTTCACCATTCTCACAAGCAACTATAGTTACCAATTGTTTAACAGTTAAACCGTACAGTTCTTGAAGACAACAAGCATATGCTGTCTCTTGAACAAAGTAATCGTACAAATATTGTTCCTTCTTAGGTTCGGCAGAAGTTTTAAAATCTATGATGGATAGTTGCCCATCAAATTCTCCGATACAATCTACACGACCTGCAATTTCTAAATGGTCTGAGTAGAGTGCTGCTTCTTGCAGTAATATATTATTTATACGGTCTAATGCACGTTTACTATTGTGAAACATGAATACAGGAAGTGGAGTCTCCTTGTACTCATCAATCTTTAACTCATTGTTAAAGTAGTCCTCAACTATTGAATGATACTTTGTACCACGTGATGCAGAGCGTGAGGAAATTGCTGCTGCTTTGTCTTTACCGACACGTTTTCTCCATCTAGCAAGACTCTTTTGCTTCTTAATATTATTACTGATGACAGTAGTAACTGATGGATAATGATTGCCACTAGGTGTTAAGTAAAGTCTTTTACCATCCACCATTTCTGCTTTCATATCAAGAGGAACTAATTCCTTGTGTGTAAAGACAGTATCTATCATAATCCTAATGACATCTTGCTAATTAGATAAGATTTTACCAAACCAGATCTAACAATATCACTCACTCCAAATTCTATTTCAGAAAACTCATCCATATTTTGAAGAATGCGTTGGAAATCTAAGATACCATTACGTTCATTTGTTTTGACTAAATCTGATTGATTTACATCTCCACAAAATACTATCTTACTATCTTGTCCAACACGTGTCATGATTGAATCAAGTTCGTGGAAGTTAAGATTCTGACACTCATCAACAATGATGATAGCATCATCAAGAGTAGTGCCACGGAGGAATGATGTAGACCAGAATGAAATAGTTTCTTGTGTTTTAAGGTTATCATATAACATATCAAAACTAGTTTGGTCAGGCATATGGAACATATTTCTTACCATATTTTTGTATGGTATTTGATATAGTTCTGACTTATCTTCATGAGTACCAGGCAAAAACCCAATCTCACGTGTAGATACAAGAGACCTAACGATGTATACTTTTTCGTAAGGTGATTCTTCATTCATCACCTCTTTAAGTGCTAAGTACAATGCAATGAATGTCTTACCTGTACCTGCTGCACCAAATGAGAATAAATTTTTACCTTTATCCCATTCTTTAAAAAAGATCTCTTGGTTCTCAGTAATAGGACCTACATCAAGGAAGTAATTACTATTAATAGGTTTCTTCCTTTTCAACATTTTCTTAGACATACCTGTAGGAGAAGGTGTCTTCTTTTTAACTGCCATAATTTACCACTGATATCCATCTTTTGATTTGGGACACGATCCATAATTAGGATGTTTTTTAACCTGACCCATGACATCTGCCCAACCAGGATGGGTTTTCTTCATCTTGTCTCTCCAATCTCCAACTTCACCCATGCTTGCTACACCTGCTGTCCAATCTTTATCCCAATCAGGATTATCTATCCTCCATTGTTCATAGTCTTGAATTGTCATACGAAACTCTTTTGTTTCACCAGTTTCCTTGTGTTTTACATTATAGGTTGGCATTATGTTTTATACTTCTACGAATTAATTTTGCGTACTTGACATCCTCTTTAGTATACCACTTAGAGTTTAGTTTGGCAAGCTTTATTAATCTTTTAGCAACTTTCCTTTCTTTTCTTTGACTCTCTTCCATAGAGTTTAGTTCTATACTTGTTATCAATAGGTATTTATGCGACCTTTTAAACAAAAAAATCTGGGAAAAATTTTTTCCCAGATTCATGAAATCAAAAATGAATTTTGATTTATGCAGCAACAGTAACTTTTTTAGCTACCTTTACACCACGATAAACAAGGTCTTGCTTAGATGTGGATGTTTGCTTGTTGTCATCAGTGTTGTACTTAACACCACGGTATGTGACTTGTGCCATCGGTTTTCTCCTGTAGGATGAGGTTGTTTAGACCGTTCCTTCAGTCGGCATTTGCGTCTCTCGTAAGAGATGAACGAACCCGTTCCGTGTCGGCTTACTTGCGTCCCAATGCATCACATTCTTCCTCTACCTTTGTAGCAAAGTAGTTGATCAGATCTGACTTGCTTCTGTCATCAAGATATTCATCTTGCATAACTTCAACAGCTAGTTCTGTCCACTGCTCACATTTAATAGTCCAATGAACTGGTTCGTGTGATGCCAATAAAGATAGGTAAAGAAGAAATGGCATGGGATGAACGATTGTGTTTATATTAACACAGTTATATTATATATGCAACTTAATGTGTAGCGACTGTTACAATTCTTTGGGTAAACCGTAATGGTAATCATCCGTGTCACCATACCTCTCCATGTGACCACGTTCTACACTAAAAATCTTGGTGGATACTTTGAAGTCAGGCATCTTAGGTTGCTTAGGAGTCAATGAATTATCATATATTCTCATCCTATTATTAGGATACAACGCAAATTGACCGTTATTTAGTTGTATAAGATTGTGACTTTTATGTTCCGAAGGTGTTTCTGCTGTACTGTAGTCAGGTGTATCAGGTTCATCATGGTAATTATCTATTGTAATAATATACTTTCCTAACTGTGATCCAAAATCTCTAGTGTATAATTCATAATCCATAGAACCTATAAACTGTTTACATATAGTTGTGACACCATAGTCCATGCAGTTCCAGAACTGTAAGTTTGCAAGATCCATATCTGGATCAGGTGTCTTAGGTTCGCTTACAAATGCACTAATAGGTAACTTGTCATAGATTGCTGCATACTCTGGTAAATATGTCTCAAAATAAAATGCCCTACCAGGCATTGACTTACATGATACCCAAACACCTCTTGTAAATTCACCATGACCTGATTGAAAATCAGTAAGGTATTCTTTTCTAACCCACACTTCTTCTGCGGGCATATTAGAAATCAAAGTTGCCATTAATTATTTTCTTGTAGTTTTTCAACAACAGTTTTTGCTTGCATTGGTGCGATGTCATTCAATCCATTCGCATCAAACCAAGGAGCACTTTCCCAATCAAATCCTTCGCCAAATGTATTATCAGGTGATACAACATACCAATGACACTTAGCATCAGGTATATCTACAGCACACACCGCCCAATCATCTGCCCACTGTGGTACTTGAACGTACATGACAGGTAGATGATTAGCAAACAATGAAAGTATGAAGGAAAAGATAATCATTTTAATTCTCCGTCTGCCGAAGATCTTTTCTTTCTTTTTCTCTGTGGTGCTTTAGCAGTGTTATTCCAAAGATTAGGTCTCAATGTACCCTTAGATTGTTTCAACCATTTGAATTCCTTTTTATATTTGTCATAGTAATGATCAAATATATCTACTGCCTTCTGTGCCATAGCAATATCATGTACAAGATTACCTTCAACCTCATACTGAACTACGTATGCAGTATAGGGTAACTTAATAGTGTTATGCTTTTCAAGGTCACATTTCTCATGTATTACTGTAACACTCATGATCTACCACCCCATTCAATTTGTGGATATGCTTCAGTTACACATGCTTTAGTAATCTTCCAACGCTTACCAATCTGTTTATCTTTTGCAAGACATAATACTTCTGCTTCACCAGAAGATAATCCCTCTAACATCTGTATAAACATCATCTCTCTTTTGTTCTGAGATACGTTAGATCCACCTTTAAAAAAGTGGTGAAGCAATCTTGCTTCTCTTTCTAATTGAGTATGCTCTGTACCTGCTGGTGCATCATTAGGTGTGTAAGGAACTTTACCAGGTGGTAGTAGACTTATAATAGAGTCATCAAAATTAATAATAAAAAGCATTCTCAATGCAGGAGTATTAAATTTCTCAAGCAAAGCGATCTTTTCCTTTTTAGTCTTTGCGTTTGATACTTTTTGTAGTACCTCATGCATCAAGAGTTTCATCGTCGTCTTCCTCATTAATAAATTTTACATGAAGCAATTCTTCGTTTAACCAATTTCCTTGTTGGTCATACATTTCTGGATGACTCGCTTCAAAATCATCCTTTGACCACATATAATCGTGGACAAAATCTTTGGCAGTCCAACCTGCTACTATACCGACACATAAAAATATGAATGATGTTGTCGCTGAAAAAAATAAAAGGGTAGTGTCTGCCATGTCAACTCCGTATAGTGGTTTACTTATTTTTCTCCCACCTTAACTCAAAGTTGAAATACCATGCACGTTTAAGGAGAGAGAAGTTTCTTTTAATAGTGAAACCTTTAGAAGGTTTCTCATCTGTTGGTTGCTTAGCCCTCCTTAACATGAGCTCTATGCCTTTATTTATAGACAGTTTTTTATTTGTTGACACTTACTAACCCTTCTTTTAAGAATAATTTTGCTGTCTCAACTAAACCACCTATCTCTTTTCCATCAATTATAACATATGGATATGCTTTTACGTGAGGATATGATGTAGTAAAGTCCTCCCTAGTTATGTCAACACCTACCTCTTGAGTTTGGTAATCAACATTCGCTTTTTCACATAGTTTTTTTGCTTGATCGCAATAAAAACATCCCGATGTAGTATAAATTAAAATTTCCATAAAAAAATGGGAGGTCTCCCTCCCATTGTATCAGATTGTCAAGAGTGTGTCAACCTATTGATGGAGCAGTTAAAGCAACCTCTGTAGTCTCAGCAGATGCTAAGTCTAATGGGAAGTTGTGTGCATTTCTTTCATGCATAACTTCCATACCTAGGTTTGCTCTGTTAAGAACGTCTCCCCATGTAGGAATTACTTTACCGTTTACGTCTACTACAGACTGGTTGAAGTTAAATCCGTTGAGGTTGAATGCCATTGTACAGATACCCATAGAGGTTAACCATACACATACAACAGGGAATACTGCTAGGAAGAAGTGAAGACTTCTTGAGTTGTTGAAACTTGCATATTGGAAGATAAGACGACCAAAGTAACCGTGTGCAGCTACGATGTTGTATGTCTCTTCTTCTTGTCCAAATTTGTAACCATAGTTCTGTGACTCTTCTTCTGTTGTCTCTTTGATTAAAGATGAAGTGACGAGTGAACCGTGCATTGCGGAGAATAATGCTCCACCGAACATACCAGCAACACCAGCCATATGGAATGGGTGCATTAGAATGTTATGTTCTGCTTGGAATACAAACATGAAGTTAAATGTACCAGAGATACCTAGTGGCATTCCGTCAGAGAAAGAACCCTGTCCGAAAGGATACACTAAGAACACTGCGAATGCAGCAGATACAGGTGCGGAATAAGCAACGCAAATCCAAGGTCTCATACCTAAACGATATGATAGTTCCCACTGTCTTCCCATGTATGCAGATACACCGATGAGGAAGTGGAAGATTACCAACTGATAAGGGCCACCATTGTAGAGCCACTCATCTACGGTTGCTGCTTCCCATATTGGGTAGAAGTGTAAACCGATTGCGTTGGATGAAGGTACAACAGCACCAGAAATGATGTTGTTACCGAACATTAAAGAACCAGCTACTGGCTCTCTGATTCCGTCGATATCGACTGGAGGTGCAGCAATGAATGCAA